TTTGCTTCTCTAGCGGCTTCTTCCTTGGCTTCCCTGCGCCTGCGTGCAGCAGCGGCTTGGAACTTCTGCCAATCACCCCACATGCCCGGTCTGCCAGCGTAGATCATGCGCTCACGAAGCTCTACTTCTTGGGCGTTCAGTTGCTCCAGCGCCATAAATTCTTCGATGTCGGAGCCGCCGCCCTTCTTGGTGGCCCTCTCTTGGATCGCTGCTTTGTTGTCGAAGTAGTCGAACACCCGCGAGCCAAGATCAGACAGCTCTTTGCCGTTGGCAAGCGCAGCTTTAATAACTTCATAGGCGGCGTTGCAAGCAGCAAGTTCAGCCAACATACAGCACCTCAACAAACACTTTGGCGCACCAAACCACCAGCCCACAAAAGAGGGCCGCAGCGATGAAGCTAGCGGCCCAGTCTTTCATTTGAGTTTCACGTTTTGCCAGATGATGCCAGCAGCGGCTACAAGACCACCGATCCACAGGATAGGCTTGGCAAGTTTACCAAACCACTCCAGCACCGTGAACGCGCCTTGAGCAGCCTCAAACGCCTTGACCACGCCTTCCGTATTTTGCTCAATGCGGTCTACCTTGGTTTCGACAGCAAGCAAGCGGTCGTAGATTTCACGGTGGGAGATGTCGGGGATCATGTGCTAGTCCTTACCACGGAGTTCCAGTGGCTGTCACAGGGTTCTTTTGCAACTCAATGTTTTGAGCCAGAGCAGCTTCGGTAGCGTCTTTGTCCACACCGCTGTCCCACACCCACTGAAGCACCTCTGCTTCTGTAACGTCAGCGTACGGGATCGTAGGACTGCCATCAGCCCATGAGCAGGTTGAATAGATGGAGGCTGTGTAGTCTCCGTCAACAGCATTGCACTGCCAGTGAGCACAGTTTATAAAGCCTGTTGCCACATCGTAGTTGGTGGTGGAGATCGTCCAGTTGTAGATTGTCATGGTGAGTCCTTTTGGGGGTTAAACTGAAGTGATGGTTTGCCAAGCAGCGCCAGTGTAAACACAGAGCTTTGCCAAGGTGGTGTCAAACACCATCAGACCCGCAGCAGGAGAGGCAATGGCGTTCTTCTGCGTTGTGGTCATGTTGGGCATTCTCACGCCCTTGGTGGTGCTTTGAGCGTCAAGTATTGCAGAAGCTGAAGGTGAGGTTGTCCCAATACCGAGGTTGCCGGAGGCATCCAGTGTCATTGCCTGAGTAAAGCTAATAGCGTTACCTGCTGTGCCGGAGGGGGCGTTGTACCAGCGGTGTAAGCCGTTGCTCTGGTTGTAGTAGGACGCAGGCCAAGAACTGTTACGATAAATCCAATTCGTGCCGTTAAAAAAGGCATTCATGGATACGTTCGCAGCACCGTTTGCAGTGTCTGAATTTAAGGCGGCGTAATCCCCCATTTGCAAGGCTCTTGTATTTACCCCCCAAGCACTCGGAGTAACCCCCAAGCCGAGGTTGCCGGAGGAGTCGAGGCGCATTCGTTCTGTGAGAGAGCCAAGTGCTGGCATGGTTGCAAACAGCAAGTCTGCTGCACCACCTCCACCGGGGCCTACGTTGCCTACGTTTTTTGTATAAATCTTAGCTTTGACACCGGGGGCATCTTCGTCAGCCCAATAGAATTCAAGATTGCCAAACTCATCACCACTTAAGCCGCTACCAGTTGACCCAACCCGGATGGTTGCGGTTGTCGCTCCTCTCACATCCAACTTAGTAGCAGGCGAACTCGTCCCAATACCAAGGTTGCCGGAGGCGTTTAAGGTCATCGCCTGAGTGAACGTGATGGCAGCACCTGCTGTGCCGGAGGGGGCGGTACGCCATACATGAGCGCCGTTTAGTTGATAGTATTGCGCGGCAAAATCAGTTTGGCGATATGTCCAAGCACTCGCACCATAAAAAGCGTTTGCACTTAAGTACATTTCTGTAGCTGTTGACAAAATACTTGCGCCGTTTACTTGAAGGGCTTTGCCAATTGCCCAAGCACTCGGAACAACCCCCAAGCCGAGGTTGCCGGAGGAGTCGAGGCGAAGTTTTTCTGTGTTGTTTCCGGTAAGAAACTTTAAATACCCCTCATTTGGCGCTGTAGTCGCTTGTGCGCTAATAATGCTACTGACAACTGTATCAGCAGTGCCAGAGTCATCCCCAGAAAAGAACTGAATAGTGCCGTGGGGTTGGTCTACCGAAATAGTGTTTGATTGATTAGAAAGCCTTAATATAGCGCCAGTAGCAGAAACAGTGGTAGAAATATCTAACTGTGCCCCCGGCGAACTCGTCCCAATACCCAGACCTGTGCTGGTCAGGCGCATTTGTTCGGTGTTGTTGTTTGCAAATACGGTAGGGCCGTTGGCTACGTTCCAAATAAACAAAGAGTTGTTGCCGCCCAAGTTTGGATATGTCGCACCACCAGCGCCGATGTAGCCCCTAGTTGAACCGTTGATATCAAGCTGCAAAAGTGACGCCACATCTGTTCCGGTGGTGTCTAATGCCAAAGCCGCATTTGATCCTGATCCCGTAGACTTGGCTGAAATAGTTGCCGTTGTTGTGGACAAGCCCAAAGTACTGCCGTTAAACGTCAGCGCAGACCCAGTGGTCAGGACTTTGCTGCCGTTGGCATAAACAACTCCATTTGCGGTTGCGCCTGAGAGTGTGACAGCGCCCGAAGCGGACAGGTCAGTAAACGCGCCTGTGGTGGCCGTTGTAGCGCCCACAGTGCCGTTAATGTTGATGGAGGCTGTGCCTGTCAGGTTTGTCACCACACCCGATGCAGGAGTGCCCAATGCTGGAGTTACAAAGGTGGGGCTGTTGGCAAACACTGCGGAGCCAGTTCCGGTTTCGTCCGTCAAAGCACCAGCCAAGTTAGCCGAGCTAAACGAGCCAAGCAGGGTAGCGTTGCCTGTTGAGGTGATTGCGCCCGTCAAGTTGGCGTTGGTGGTCACGTTACCCGCAGTCAAACCCGCAGCAGTGCCAGTGATGTTTGTGCCGACCAGTGCAGAGGGCGTTCCCAAAGCCGGGGTAGTCAGCGTAGGCGATGTAGCCAGCACCATGCTGCCCGTGCCAGTCACTGAGTTGCTCAGGGTCACACCGCCATATGTCAGAGCGCCGGAGGTTGTGATTGCTCCAACGCCCAACGTACCCACGCCAGCCATGTTTCCGGTAGTGTCTGCAATGGTCACTACGCTGTTTTGGATTAGTTTGCCTGTCGTTCCGTCAAATCGGGCGACTGCGTTGTCTGTTGAGGTAGCAGGGCCATCCACGTTTCCAGATGCGACCTCTACGAAATCAACGCCGTTCCACACAACCAAGGACTGAGTTCCGGCCAGAACCGTTACGCCTGTTGTAGGGCCAGCCCCCCGGATCACAATGGATTGTGTGCTGCTGGTCTTGTTAATTACGAAGTAAGCTTTGCTTTGCGCTGGAGCCGTGATGTTGCGGGTTACAGTGCCTCCGGCAGTCCACAGCAAAATAGCCTGACGCGCTTCGTTAGCCACGCCCGTGCTGGTGGTCAGCGTTACATCGGCATCAGAACTCAGTGTGGTTGTGCCAGATATGGCGGTGTCAAGTAGAGAGGTGATTGCGGTGTTAACCGTGTCGCCCCACGAGCCTGAAAGCTCGCCCGTGACCGGAAGGGCCAGACCAAGAAGAGATGTATATGCTGTTGCCATGATTTTCCTTACGCAGCGATCTGCTGCCAATCCGGAGATTGAGTTGTCCCGACTTGCGCCCAGCCGGGGGATTGAGCGTCATTGATATTTTGCCAGTTTGCGGCCTGCGTGTCATTAACAGCCGCCCAGTTTGCAGCTTGGGTATCGCTAATTACGCCCCAGTTTGCGTTTTGGATGTCATTGATTAACCCCCACACATTTACTGAGCCTACAAGCCCGACAGCAAACACGCCAGTGACCTGAACTGTTGCGCCGCCCGTGATGGTGACAGAGCCAACTTCTCCTGTTGCTTGCACGCCTGTGACGGGAACCACGATGGATAGCAAGATCGTTACTGTGCCGATCTGGCCCTCTGCCTCTACGCCTAATGGGAAGACGTTGCCTGTGCCGGTAACAGTGACTGTGCCGACCTGACCCATGGCCTGAACACCAGAAACCACCGCAGTAGCCCCGGCTGACACAACGACAGTACCAACTGCTCCAGTGGCCTCTACACCAGTGACGGGAACATTGGCATCTGCACTGACTGTGGCTGTTCCGACCTGCCCGGTGGCTTGAACCCCGGTGGGAAATACATTGGCCGTGCCCGTGACGGTAACCGTACCTACAGCGCCAGTGGCCTCAACTCCTGTGACCTGCACTGTGGCCCCGGCATCTACGGTAGCCGTGCCAATCTCGCCCGTGGCTTCTACGCCTGTTGGGAAGACATTTGCAGTGCCAGAGACTGCAACCGTGCCGACCTCTCCTGTAGCCTGAACACCAGTCGGGAAAACATTAGCCTCTCCAGAGACTGCGACAGTTCCAACTTGACCAGTGGCCTCAACTCCAGAAACAACAACGACCGCCGAAGCAGTCACTGTTACGGAGCCTACCGCCCCTGTTGCTGTTACGTTAGATTGACCGACACCCCAGCCCTGTTCGCCCCAGCCTACACCGGAAGCGTTCCATCCTTCAAAGGCTACGATTGCATCAGCCACCTACGCACCGTCAGGCAATCCGAACGATTGCAGAAGAGCTATCGTTGGCAGGGAATTGCACCGTAAAGGAGCCTGCGGTCGAGGTCTTGTCCGAGCCAAAGTCCAACACAGCAACAGCCTTGTTCGACTTGCTGCTGTTGTAAATCAACGCGCCGCGAGCAGTAATGGTCGCAGTGGTCCATGTGGTGTCACTGAAGTCCACAAACGCGGTGGTTCCCGTCAAGGAAACCGTAGCGCCCGCCAGCGTGTTACCACCTGCCGTGTAGCCAGTACCAACCACCTCATCAGAGGTTGTGTACGCAGTTGTTGCGGCGCTTAGTGTTGCCGCGCTGGTGTACAGAGCGATCTTGATTACGTCTGTGTCGAGGTCGTGCTCGCCCAGCAGAATTTGCTGTTTAAACGATGAGCACATTGCTTGTGTGATAGCCATAGTGGCCTCCTATTAATTGACTTGAATGCGGACCTGACCGCTTCGGTATGCGTCCCCGCGCTGCTTCCCGTCACCCAAGTTCTTGAGCAAGGCAATCGACTGGAGGTACATCTCTTGATACAGCTTAACCATGTCAGGCTCGCCCTTCATGTAGCGAATGGCCTCGACCAATGCGCCGTTGAGCAGCGCTGAGTCAAAGTTCTCACCAAGCCAAGTATCACCCGCAGTCACAATGGACTCAGGATAATAGAAATAGTGCAATTCTGCGTTGTAAGAAACATTCGGTGTTGGCCCAATAATAAAACTCAGCTCGTTTACATCGTTTGAGCGCGGCCCAAAGATGGCGTAGTGCTTGGGCTTGCCGGTTGTTGCTGGATTCGGGTATGCCTGACGGATGAAGTTGACATCCTTGTTCAGCAGGTACTCGTAAGCACCACCCGCCACGGGGTACACCGCCAGTGAATACACGGACAGAAAATCATCAGGAGCCTGCAGATACGGGTTAGCAGCAGTGATTGTGCCGGTCACGTTCTTGCGCAAATTGGCAAGCTGAACGGTGTTGAAGATACGTTGCTCTGCCTGCTCCGTAAAGAGTGCGTACTCCGGCTCTGTGAATTCGTTTTCACAGATGCGGGCGATGTTCTCTTTAAGCTCGACGTAGTTCATGTTTTACGCCATAGGCCCACGGGCCATAGTGCCTTTTGTAGCGCAGCCATTACCGCGAGTTTTGATGCCGCTGGTTTTGGTGCCCATGCCATCAGGCTTATTGCTGATGCCGCCCACGCTCATGCAGACAGTATCCGCATTGCTTTGATTTGGCTCTTTGCCGGGGCTGCTGGAGGCCTTAACGACCTTGCCACTCATGGTGTGAGGTTTGGCGTAGACGCTGGCTTGACCAACTTCTTTGCCCATCATTTTCTTGCTGAAGGTAGCCATGTTTTTTCCTTTACGTAACCGATACTTGAACTGTACCAACAAACCCGGTTGCTACCAAGTCGTTCGGCGTCAGTGCGTCATCAAACAGCCTTGATCCGCCTACGGGATTCCAGCCCCATTGGATGTCTCGAGAACCACCGGACAGGTTGCCGTCGTCGTTCAGGCCAGACACAAAATACGTTGTATCTCTGCGGGGGTTCCGAAGCGCCTGTGGATCATCTACCGGGAACGTGCCGAGCATGAGCTGCGGCTGATCAGGGTCCCAGCACTCCGGGCACACCAACAGCTCGTACTTGCGCTGCTTGATGATCTCAGTCCTCAACTGCTTGAGTTTAAACTGCTGTCCACACCTATCGCACATGGCAATTGCTTTGTGGCCTGCTGCAAAACGGTTTGACATCAGTAGCCGCCGTTTCCTATGTTGGCAGCGCGTGGAACAAATCTGACTGCTGCCTTTTCTCTGTCTTCGGAGGAGGCCAAATCCCAAGCTTCGTCATACTGAGCCTTAAGCACCTGAAGACGCTCCATCCCGCCGGGAATCTTCAATGCAAGGTGATACGCCAAGCCAGCGGTCATCGCCTCGTAAAAACGGAATGGCATGTCCATAGTGTTTACACCCGTGCCAGCGTCCTGCATGCGGCGCAAGCGCCAGTACACAAACACGTAAGGCTGCGAGTTGTCGGGGATTGGGTAGACCGTGATTTGTGGCGCATCAGTCAGACGCTCAATCCAAACCTGTATGGGCCGGGCTTGCGCCAGCTTGTTGGGTATCGTGGCGTAGGTAGAAACACTGATCCGCGTGATGGTCAGGTCAGCCTGTGTGGAAGCGCTTCCCGCGCCTGTGCGAATGACGTGCTCCAGAAGGTCCACGGTGTCAGCGGGAAGGCTATACGTTGCTTGTCCGGGCACCAAATTGATGGAGCCCTGCTCGTACGTGAACATGTTCAAGCCACGGTTGGCCCACTGCGAGAACATAAGGTTCAGCGACCTACTGGCTGTGCGCAGGTCATAGCCGGTGCGCAACTCACCACCAGCGCGTTCAAACGCCTCCTCAACGATTTCCGTGAGGTCCATGTTGAAAGCTGTGGTGCCCGATGTTGCCATGGTTTACTTCTTCGCAGTCTTGGCTGATTGCACAAACGCATTTGCAGTTGGTGCGCCAGCGCTGCCAACCTTGCGCATTTTCTCACCAGAGCCAGCGGCAATCCGCTTTTTCTTTGCGTTGATGTTGGCATACAACCCAACTGGTCCGCCTTCAGCGTACTGCGTGAAGTCAGTGTCGTCCCGGCGAGCTTTACGTTTGCCGGAAGGCATCTTAGATGGGAGGATGTCTCCCATGCCGCGACTGGCTCTCATATCAGCACATCCCGCCGCCAGCCATTTTGATCATCTTGCCCTTGGTGTGGGCCTTGGTGACGCAACCATCGGCGCGAGTAACACTGCCACCACTGGCGTATTTCTTTGGCTTGCGTGGCTTGGGGGATGAGCCGCCATCGATGTCTTGAGGAGGTGGCAAACCGGAGTCTTCTGTGTAAACACCATCTTTAATTCCACGAGGCTTCTTCATCATCATGTCGTTCATATCAACTCCTTAACGCATTTTGCAGCGTGTTTTACCTTTTGTTGCAATACCATCTGCGCGTTTTGATGCGCTAGACACGGAGCCACCACGTTTAAACTCAATGCTTGACTCATCATCGTCAAACTTTTTGGTTTTCTTGGCGGAATCTTTTTGAGTGGCCTTGGGTTTAGACGAAAATTTTGTAGCGTCACCCTTAGCCCGCATTTCAGCAGTCCGGCGGGCGGTGGCTGTTTTGTTAAAAGCATCTTGAACGCGATTTGCTCTTGCAAACTCAGCCGCAGCGCGAACAGCCCCGGCTCCTTTAACGGGGCCAAGAGCCGCCATCGTAGTAGCTACATTGCGGCCAAGTTCCGAGCCGCTTACGCGCTCGCCACCAACCACTGTTGATTTGTCTTTTGGAATTTGATCAACCAAAGACAAACCCTTGCCAGCTTTGCCACGACCCTCATTGGAGTAATTTGGGTTGGAGGCTGGAGCAACTCTGGGTGAGGATGCGCGATCCTCGGCTGTAGCGCCACCCTTGCGCGTGTAGGCTGGCTCACGCTCCCCTGCATCGCCGCTTGTACGGCGATAGGTTTGCTCCTGCATCTTTGGAAAAGACTTAGCTGGCGCAGAAATCTTTTCTGCCTGAACGTTTACACGAGGCTTTTCGCCGGGTTTG